TGCTGGGTAGTAAACGCTATCCCAGTTACCTCGGAGTTCTCGTTCAATACTCATATGTTGCCTGTATATTGTTTTTGAGCCTTCTTGAGCAATTCAATCTCGCCCCTACTCAAACCCTTAACCTTGTCAAAATCTATCTGATCTATTGGCAAGTTTATTGGAATATTCTTCTTATCCAAGACATCATTGATCTGCTTTTCTGATTGCTCTCTAGCTTTTATTTTCTTGTTAACAGCAGCATCACCACTGTAGCGCTTGATAGCACTTTCAACAGCCTGCTCTGGACTCTGGAACACTTCCACGCCCTGGTCATTCTTTGTTTTCTTGCCAAGCTCTTCCACATAGAACTTAGTAATATCAATCTTTGCTTGAGCTTTTACTTTGCCAGGATCAACATAGGCGCTCACAATTCCAACTTCACGATCAATGCGCTCATAAGACTTACGGCCTTGATCATCTACTACAGATCGGCTCAAAGACGCAAACTCAGAATTGCTTAGTAAATTAGAGTAAGGCACTAGTTGTTGGAAGTTATTGATCGTGCCACGTTTGATCTGGTCATATAGTGAGCCAGCCAGAATAGGGTTAGGACTGGGATCTTTTGGCTTTAGCAAGTCTTCAGCAGACTGCAATGTCATCTCACCAAGGCCAACCAACTGAGTTACGATCTGGCGCTTTCTAACACCACCAGCAGTTAAGTACTCTAGGGTTAACGCATTACCCTTAATCTTGTTGGCATCTTTAACTACAGCCTCGTCAATCTTTCTGGTCTGCTCTTGATCTGAGAAAGACTTGATGATGCGCTCACGCAACAGATCCTTGCTGTCTGTACTCATGCCTTTGTACATCTCAGTCAACTCACCAGCATCGCCAGCCAGGATCTTCTTGAACGCTGCACCAGCTGTAGGCGCAAAGTCTCTGTCAGTCAGCTTTGCACTTATTGCACTTATCTTGGCATTCTCTTTGATCTTATAAGCCTCAAGCGCATACTTGTTGCCACCAGCCAATCGGATAGATGTGGAGTTAGTAAAAGGGTTAAGTACATTGTCTAGCACTTGCTCTAGTTCACCAGCTGGTAAGTTGATCTTGGCATATGAGGTAATGACATTCTCAAGCACTGGCTTGATCTTGCTCAAACCCACCTCTTGGTCTACCTGGTAACTAGCCTGCCTAGCCTTCTCATCAAACATCAGCGCCTGCTTGTATACAGCATGGCCAAGGGTTGTCATCTGCGCTCTGACCTGGATGGATGTCTCAGGATCTAGGTTAGTCAGCATTGATGCATTGCCATCAATATCATCCCTGAGATCACGCCTTAGAGCCAATAGATCTACTGGCGCACCAGACTCAATCTTTTGTAATCTGTCAGCTTGGCGGTTCTGAAAGTCAGCAATGATGTTTGTACCCAAGATATGGGCAGACGCCTTGTTGTAAGACTCTTGGAATATTCGGCCACCGCCTTGTACAACTGGCATCTGGCCAGTCCTCTTACCAACCTCTAACTGCTCTAATGAAGGTGGCAACTCAATGGCGTACTTCATGCCAGCTTTTTGTGCATCAGTCACAGCCTGGGTCTGGAAATACGCTGTCATGCGATCCAACTGCTGGCCGAGCATACTCATGCCCTGCGCTGCCACTTGCTGTGGTGCAGTGCTTACGCTTGGTAAGTTGGCGTATTGAGCGCCAGCGTATTCGTAAGTGGGTAACGTAGCCATGTCTTATGCCCTCTTAGGTATTCTTGTTGTGCCATATGTAGCAGCGCCCAGCGCTCCCTTGGCAATACCAGACATCAGGCCATACTCTTCTGCAGAACTTGCTGCAGACTGAAATGACTGAGATATAGCCAAGCCACCAGACATTGCCAGCTGTGCGTTCTCATTCAAGATCTGTATCTCGTTGCCAGCACGGTAAGCGTTGGCCTGCTCCACGGTCATTGGTGAGCCAGACAATGGGTCTACACCGCCTGCCACAGCTCTAGCCCTTACAGTGCCTGCCAGACGTTGCTGGCGCTCTAAAAGCTGGTATGCCTGGCGGTTGTAGTTCAATGCATTTTGACGGCCTTGTAACTCTGCCTGAGAGCCTTGCAGACGGTAGTAGTCACCCTGCGCTGCACCTTGCTGAATACTTGATATAGCACTAAAAGCACTACTGGCCATGGATAAGTTAGATGCTGTAAACAAAGATGTTGCTGCTGGCATTGTTCCAGCTGCAATTGATCCCGCCTCAATGACACCTACGGTTTCTGCTACTGCAGCTGCAGTCCCAGCCTCGGCAAAGTAAAGTGCTACTGCTTCCATTTATGTGCCTCCATACACGCTAATCTTGTACTCCATGCCCAACAAGTTGAGCTTCAGAGGCAAGGTCTGAGTGATAGTTATTTGGGCGTCTTGGTCATAGCCACTGATACCTGATATCAACTTAGTTCCAGTGAACTCTGGCACATCGGTATCCAATATGCTTGCAGTGTCCAAGGTGCGAATCGGCACAAGGTTAGTGTTAACAATAATGTGCTGGGTTTCATACAGGATGGCATTGACTTCAACAATGCGCTTGACAAAGCCAGTCCTAGCGCCTGCCTGCAACCTTGGCTCAATCGGCAAAGTCACAATGCTCACCGTAAACGGCAGGCCTACCTCATAGCTAGTAACGCTGGCTCTGTCCATAGTCAGAGATCCACCACCACTAACCACCTCGTCTGACAGTACCGAGCCATCTGCCTTGACATTTAAAGTCTTACCAATGTGTGGCAGGCTTGATATCGTTGTGGCCACACCACCAGTAAACGCACAGTCTGTAAACACCGTGTTGTCAAACGCCTCAACAAAGTACTTGTCTACGCTATTAAACGTGCGCTTGACCACCACATAGATATCCTCGATATCCACACCAATGTCTTTGAACAGGCCATCAGTAGTCAGCTTGCTTGGAGCCACCACGTTTTGCTGGCGCAGAATAGAGTAGTTAGCAATCGTGCCATCGCCATTCAACATGAATAGCGTATCTGTCTCTTCAGTGCTAGTGTTCTTACGCAATGCCAACTCAGTTGGTGTGTTGATCAAATGGCTAGACAGCAAGCTAATCGACTGGCTCACATAGGACAGGGTAGTGTCAGAGAACTGGAACTCATTAAGAGCCTTGCCCTGGCGCTGCACATACAACGTACCAGACTGCAGAATCTGCACCCTAATGCCCTCTCTAGCGCCATTGCGAGACACGGCCTTAACAAAGAAGTTGGTAGGCGTGATTGGATCTAAGCCATTTTGTGGCACATAGAACTCACCACCGCTAGTAAACACTTGCAAGTCACGGCCACTGATAATGTCAATGATCACGTTCAAACTGTTAGTGTCTAGCGTGGCCTCCACCGCATCATCGTCATAGGCCTGGTCAGGGTTGAAGTCAAAGAACTGCGCCACCTTGCTGCCCCATATGGTGCTTGGCCGAGTCTTTGATCCACCAAAGTACAGACGCCCTTCATGAAACGTGCAGCTTCTTGGCCAGCCCTTAGTGCTTGACCACACATCCTCATAGCCAGCCTCCAGCTCCCACGATCCATTGGCAATCGCAGTGGTATCAAAGAACGGTATCTCGGTCACAGCGCTTACCACGGTAGTGCTTGTGTAAGCCACGATCCTTGCCCTACCTTGCGGGGTGGCATTGATGTATTGGCCAACAGATCCAGCACTAAACACCGCAGAACTAGCAGTAAGAGTAACCTCACCAGACTTAGCGCTTGGCGTTAATGTGCCTGCTGGGTTAGACAGTGCAATAGTAAACGCATACTTTGGAATACTGATAAAGGTGATATTGCTCACCGTCCATGACGCATCTGTAGCACCACGCACAATCTTAATTGGCTGGATATCTTTATGGACAAGAATCAATGTGTCTGCAGACTGAGTCCAGACCATGGTTGACAGAATAGAGCTGGTCACCGCAGTAACCGCCAAATAGTCAAGACCACCACCATTGATGTTGGTGATCTGTACCTTATCCTTAAAGATATACATTCTCTGGTTAGTGAAGATCAGCATATAGCTGTCATCGACAGAGAACTCAAAGGCCACCGTGCGAGTGCCACTGGCTGGTGCTGCAGCGCTTGGTAGTTCAAACAAATACTTCAAACCACCACGCCTACGCACACCACCTTGTGGCTGCACAATGACGTTAGTCAGTGTCTCGGCACCATTCTGGTATTGTGCTAAATCAACCCTAGCCCTCAACAGCGGATCTAATTCCCCGCTGCTGAAGTTAGTCTGAAAGGAAACTAACCTTGTCATTAGTACCTCACAGCAATTAGGCTGAAGTCTTCAAAGCTCTGGGTAGTATTGCCCTGGCCATCAATGACCATGGCCGTGCGAAAGTAACCACCACGGTTATTCTCAGCTGGTCCACCAGTAGCAATAGCTTGCCAGTACTGGGTCTTGCTAATCTGATCTGTGATTGGGTCTGCCAAGTGCCAGGTCATCATGTACTTGAGCAGCTGAATGAAGTAGCTAGGCATCTCCGACTCAGTAGGCAGATATTGGTAGTCAATGACTACTGTCTCTTCATTGGTCAACAGCTTGTCACCTTGAATGACCCAGTCTGTGTATGTTCTAGCACCAACTTCTGAAGAGTTGTAGGCTCTGCGAATCGTGCCAAGTCTGTCCGATGGCAGCTGGTATTCGTATTTGTACTGGTTCACTGGCGTGTTTACTGTCTGCGCCAGCGCAACCTTTTTAAAAGTAAAGCTCCAGGGATAAGACTGGAGCGTAGATTTCTTAATATCTGGGTAGATGCGATCACAGATATTAGATGCGTCAGTACCCTCATTAAATGAAGATATTGACTTAGCGCCTAGCATAAGCAGGGCGTCTGAGCATACTTTTAGATCTGTATCACCACTAGCCATATATCACCCCAAAATGTGAGAAAGGCCAACCTCCAGATAACTAGAAGTTGGCCTACTTACTTGACTACTGATTAATCAGTATCTGTTGAAGTTATGGTCACACCGTCAGTAATGTCAACCACGCCAGCAGCAGAATTTGCATTTACATAGGCAGTAGATAACACTGGTGTGCCACCAGAGGCAGAGATACAAAAAATAATATCGTTTACTTTCAACTGTGCTGAAACAGTATTGAAATAGCCAGAGGCACGAATTACTGATTGAGCATCAGTGCTGGTATACGTCCAAACTTGTGGAGCATTGCCAGCCTTTGATTGGCCACCAATAGGGTTAAAACCCGTTAAAGAAAATGCCATGATGTGTCTCCTTATTCTGTACAAGTGATGTCAACGCAACCACCAGCATCGATAGCGATAGCGCCAGCACTGAACATCGAGCTAACTAACCAAGAGGTTTTCTCTGGGATGTAGTTGATTTCACTTCTGATTGCCATGCTCTCGGCCATGCCGACTGCCATTTTGTGATATGCATACACCTTGCGGGTAGAACCAGAACCACCACCAGTTAAACCGCCTTCAGTGCGGTCACCAATAGTAATAAAGTTAAAGCCCATAAAGCTAGTGATGTCACCTTGCACCAATGCTTTGACGCTGTTGAAGTCAGAACTTGTGACAGCAGTCTCAGACAAAAGGCTAGATAACTGTGATGCATGAATCAATATATAGCGATCTTCTGCGGGTACGTTTGAAGTGTTTAGCAAACGTGATGCCTCACGCAATTTAGCCATATTCAAGTTTGTACCAGCGCCACCGATGCTAGTAGCAACTGTCAAGCTGGTGCTTGATGCTGCCAATGCGTCAATGATCATCTGGTCTGATCTACGGCCAATAGCTTTAGCAACAACTTGCACCAACTCTTGGCGCTCGTCAAAGTTAACTTTAGCTTGGTTAAAAATGTCTGAGTACTCAGCAGCAATGTAGTCAGTTAACGTGACAGTTGCTTGTGAATAAGTGACATTGAGTGGGGTCACATCAGTCTGTGGTACACGAACTTGTGCAACGCCAGAGCCAATCTTAGGGAACTTGTGTGTGCTTGCAGTAACGCCAGTGCGGAGACGAACAGTATTACGCAAGACAGCATCAGCTTGATACGCTTGTTTTACTTCCGTGTCGAACAGGGTTACAAAAGCATTAGAGATACTAACTGCCATTGTTTTCTCCTAGAAAACGGTTGATGAAATGTTTATCGCCAACGGTTGTCCAGAAAGCTCTGGGCCAAGACTTGTGCCTTACAGCGCACCCCTGGATAGACTACTATCGTCACTGGCCTTGCGGTTGTCAGTGCTTACATTCTAAATCATATTTTTACAATTGTGTCAACTATTAATTAAAAAAAAGCCAGGCTGTTACACCTGGCTATAAAGTTGGCAACTGCTTGCCGTTAACCGTACATCTTCTCAAACAACTTCTCTACCTTTGCTCGGTAGCTTGGGTTTGTCTTGTACTCTGGGTTAGCCACCATGGCGTCCAATTCATCTTTAGACAATGAGCCAGCAGCGTCTGGCTTTAGAGTGTCAGTAGGTACTCTACCCTCGTAGGTTTCTCTCATCTTTTGTAAGGCTTTAATTCCTGTAGCTGTATCACCCCAGCGGGTGAACTCTTGGAACTCGTCCTGGCTCCAGATACCCTTTTGCACCATGCCTCTGCCCCAGCCAGCCATGTTGTTGATGATGGCCTTAGCATTGGGTCCAAGTTTCTCCATCTCGTCTGCCATGCTCTGGCGGGTTTCTGCTATGTTATTGGCGCCAATACCAGTGACCTCACGTGCCAGGTCTTCAAAGGCTTGCTGGCTAATGCCGTACTTCTGCGCCCAGCCCACATAGCTTTTGACCACTGGGTCATCATCTTTAAGGCCTAGACCGCCAATGTCGTACTCTCCATTCTCTGGCGCTTTGTGGCCACCAGCTCGAAACTTCTTCTCTAGCTCCACGTAGGATTTGCTGATTCCCTCTAGGTCTGGCTCCTGATTGTCTTTGTTCCAGAACTTCTCTGGCCAGAAGTCAGGGCGCTCCAGTGGGGTATCGTCTTGCGTTGGGTCACCTTGAACGTGACTGATTGCCTGCTCTTGGCCCTCGGTTATCGTCTGGTCTGTGCTTTCCTCTGCACCAGCCAGCAGGCCTGGGTTGTCATTTGCATCACTCATCTTTGTTTAGCCTTTCGGATTCTATTTTCAATATCCCGAACTACGCTGTTCTGTCCCTCACGAAACACACCCAGCGAACTGTCCGAGCCTGGTTGCCAGCAGGGCTGCTCAAGATAGAACTCTCGCAGCCACGCCAACACTTTTTGACCTTCAACGCTGGCAAAGGTTTTTGCCACCTGGAGGTTCAGATCCACCCTATCTTGATCAGGCTCAAACGCAGCAGGCTCTGCCTCAAGATCATCCCATCCACTCATACGTTTCCTTTTCTTGGCAATATGTGCCAGTATTATTTTTGTTTGTAGTTTGTCAATTGCCTTAGACATTTTCCCTTAGAAAAACACCAAGAAGTTGCCTGTTGCGGTTGGCGCAGGTGGTGCAGTAAATATCCACCCTGAGTTATTACCCACATCTGTGGAGTTAGCCCCTGCGTACCATCCTGCCCCACCCGTAGCCGTTGACCTATTGATAGACAGAAAGTCTGAACTTACAGTACCACTTGCCTTGGACAATGTATGGCTTGCGGCAGTTACCGAACTAATGATTAAAACTCTTGTAGATTCTCCACTAGCATTCCAATCAGCAAAAGTATTTGTTGTTCCAGCAGTAAATAAAATAGAGGTTGCACCAGTACTTTTATAAGTATTAGTGATATTGCTAAATGTGTTTGAGCCTGTAATGGTCAAAGCACCAGCACCACCTTGGTTTAGTGTGCAATTAAACGTAGACCCACCACCAACAAACGTATTGGCAGTTGCGGCAGTCATAGAGATTGCGCCTGTGCCTGTGCCTGCTGTTGTAGTAAATCCTGTGGGAACAGCGTTGTTAAATGCAGTTGTAGAGGCTGTTGGGCAAACTAAAGTACCACCATTAAAAGTTAAATTCTTTGTGCCCGTAGCAGTTGTAAACCTTGTGCCAACAGTTAATGTAAAGCCATTTAAATCTAATGTGCCATTGGTTAATGTTGTTGCTATGCCTGTTATTAACAGCGCATCTTGTAAAGTAACAGAACCACTTGGGGTATTAATACCAATGTTTTGCGTAAAAGTTTTTGCAGAACTTGTGATTGTCTGTGTTGTACGCCCAATAAACGTAATTGTTGCAGTACCAGAAATAGTAATACCAGTACCATTTATCCAATTACCAAAAATTAATGGGAAATTTGAACCTGTTGCCAACGTCATAGTGTCTGACGTTCTCAACGACATATCTATTGTGCCAATGTTGTAGTTGGCGTTAATAGTTGTTGTTGAACCAGAAGCAGGGTATGTAGCCGCAGGAAATACAGCAGTATCTTGTGCTAGTGGAAACTGAGTTGCGTCTAATGATCCACCTGATGTAGCAGACCAAGAACCTGAACCAGTTGCGCCCCAATTAGCAGAACCAGTCTGACCATAGTAAACAGTCTTAGCCGCAGGGAAAGTTATATTGGTATTGCCTTTGCAGTCACCTAGTCTTGTTCCAGAAGCAGGCGATGCCGCCCCTGCAATAGTTATATCTCTAAAATCAACATCAGTTAAAGATACTGCCGCACAGGTTAAAGTTCGTGTAGTGGGAAATACGCTAGAAGAAATCTGCATTCGGTATGCCGATGCAGTACCCGCACTAACTGTAAATGTTCCGTTAATTGTTTGGTTATCGCCAATACTTAATACGCCAATACCAATAGTAGTTCTACCAGTTATAGATAGATTATTAAATGTATTTGCGCCTGTGATTGATGGTGAGGCAAGAGCCGTAGATGTAAACGCTACGTTGTAATAAGTTAATCCACCACCAGCAAAAGTTGCACTTGCGTTAGAACCATTTATTGTTGATGTTCCTGCATTAAACGTAAGATTAGTTGATTGATATGTAACAAAACTAGTACTTGATAAAGTAATAGTAGAAGCATTTAAATTAACTGTTCTTACAGATGTAACATTACCAGCAAAAGCCCCAGCAGTTATTGCATAATTTCCTGATGATGAAGTATCAAATGTTCCGTTTGTGACTCCAAATACGCTAGTTCCACAACTAATTGCAGAGCCAAGAGTCCATCCTCCACCAACGCCATTAAAATCAACAGCGCCACCAAATGCAACGCCATTAGTAGTTACAGTTTTACCAGTTGTTGTAGCGTTAAATGTGGTTGTGCCTGAATACGAGCGAGTAAAGTTTGTGGCTTGAAATGTAAGACTGCCTGATACTGTTAATCCAATGCTTGTACCAGCAAGGGTCATCGTTCCATCAAGACCTGACGCTAAAAAGTCATTACAGACCCTTGGCGAGTTTGCCATAGTGACTGTAAATGCACCAGTTCCTACATTTGAGTTTGCATCAAAGAATACGTTATCTGATGCAGTTGGGACAGATGCACCGCCAGCCCCACCTGATGATGCAGACCAGTTAGCCGTGTTGGTGCTACTCCAAGAACCTGTGCCAAGAATCCAATAGCGATCAGCCATTAGACCTCCTCAGATGGAGTTTCTTCAGATGGAGGCGCAGTTATTATGGCAACCCAGTTATCAAACCTCTGCTGTTGCATGGCATTGATCTCATCTTGGGTTAGTCCGTGATCATCTTCCAAATGCAAAGCATCTGCAAATGTGCCGTATTGTGAGTGAAAAGAGAAGTCAATCTTTACCATATTAAGCCTGTGTGGTTACTGCAATTACATCCCAACGAGTGTTGTTGGCGTTATAAATACAACCTACATAAGTTGTTTTACTGATAGTTGTTGCTGTTGGCAAAGTCACGCCAATAACTGTGTATGTTGCGTTCCAAGTCAACGCTCTACTTGTGCCGTTATCCAACAATCTAAATATCAACTTGTCCCCATCAAGAGGCGTTCCCGTTGGGGCATTGATAGTGAGTCCTGCCGCCAATGCTGTGTATGCGTAGACATCACTAGCCGATATATCAGGTGTTAAAGATGATGCAGATGCGGCTGAAGTAACTCTTGGGTCAATGCGTTTGTTCGTTAGTGTCTCAGTACCTGAGTAAGTGGCAATAGATGCGCCAGCCAATGTAGTTGCACCAGTTCCACCATTTGCTATTGGCAATGTTCCATTAACACCAGCAGTTAAAGAAACTGTATTCTTTTCCCACAAAGATGTACTAGAGTTATAGACAAGTGTTTGTCCTGTGGTTGGAGACTGAGCAGACACATTGTGCAACTCGTCCATTTCATAGCCGTTTTGTACTTTAACAATCAACTTGCCATGAACTGGGTGGGCATGAGCAACAACAGCCACATAAACTAAATGGTTAGGCGCATAGGGTTTTGTAGCAGTCAAAGTTCCTGCTGTCGTTGGGCTTAAATAAAGTTGCGCTCCATCTGTATATGCAGATGTATCAAGATCATCAACCAATCCAATGATAGTTACATAACCATTTGAATTGTTTGCCAAGTCAGTGGTAATCAATCCCAAGGTCTGCGCTGATGTGGCATCGCCTGTAGCTAGAGCTTTAGAGACAGTTGGCAATTGTCCTGTAGCGCCAGAGATATAAACCGCTGTGCCTTTGGTAAGTGTTGCACCAGTAGAATTTCTTACTTGCTCAACAAGCACCGAGGCTGGAGACGTTTGCGATACAGCAAGATCAACAGCCGATCCAACTGTAGTAACAACAATACTGCCATCAGCAGATGCAACAGATGCAACACCACCACTTGCTGTTGCCCATACTAAATTTGTTCCATCTGAGCCAATAACTTTATTGGCATTGCTTGCTTTTAATTTAACAAGATCACCAACTTCTACAAGTTGAGCTTGCCGATCAAATAGCTTGTCATCTCGGCCACCGCCACCGCCACCAGTTGGCATGGTGAACCACTTACCCCAGACGCCTGGCTCAGACTCAAACCTAAGCATCAAGCCTTTTTTCTCATGCTTTGGCATTGGACCTAAGTCACCCTGCGGTCCTGGTGGTCCCATAAAACCACGCTCACCTAAAGCGCCATTTTTACCAGGAGCGCCTTTGTCTCCCTTATCGCCTGTATCGCCTTTTAATCCTTGTGGTCCTTGTTCGCCAGTGTCACCCTTTAGGCCATGTTGACCCTGTAGGCCACGTTCACCCTTATCACCTTTAAGTCCTTGTAGACCACGCTCACCTTGTGGGCCAGGCACTGGGTGATTGACAACCTTTATATCGCCAGGATCACCTTTCTCCCCACGGTCACCACGCTCACCCTTTTGCGCTTTAGCAGACTTGGCTATTTCAAGCGCACGTATAGCAGCTGCTCTTGCGACTTCATCACGCATTGACTGCTCCCGCTACTTGGTCTTGTTGCAACATTCCTAAGAGTTGTTGATCACTATCAGTTTGTTGTGCAGCCATTGCAGCCTGCGCCATTTGCTGCATCATCGCTTTACGCTCCTCGCCAGTGGTACGCACCTGGATAGGCACACCGAGCTTGTCGGCAATGTAGTCAATGGCAGTGCCAGCCTTAATGGCCATCTGACCTTCTGGACCCATGCCAGCGGTGATCTGCATAAACTGCAATATATTGTTGATCTCGTCCATATTCTGAGCCATGGCCAGCGGAGAGACAGGGCTAACCTTGACCTCCAAGCCATTGACCTGGATGGGCAACACAATCATGCCATCAGCATCCATGACCTCTAAGATCTTGGTAACCAGTGGAATCATCGTCTCATTGATCAATCGGCCAAAGGCAGAGCCAAGGTTTTGAGCCAGCTCCTTCATGCGCTCTACCACCTCAGTGGCAGATCTGGCCGACATATTGTCTGGTGGCAGGCTCTCATCGAGCAGTGTGCGCTTGATTGCTTGCACCAAGTCATTGATCACCAGCTGCGATACGTTGAAGTCACCAGCACGTGGCAGCGGTTTAAGCGCCTCACCCTGTGGCCCACCATTTCTGGCCACTGGAATGATCGCCCCAGGCGTGATCTTCACGTTGGCTGGGTTTAGCACACCATCATCAGCTGCAGTGTAGACACCAGTGATCGCCAGGCTGGCATTCTTCAGCAATAACTCTTTGACTTTGTTAAGGGTCTTGATGTCTGGCAGCGCAGTCAGCACTGGACCACGGCCATATATCTCGCCAGCCACCTTCATGTAGCGTGACACTACCCATGGGCTAGATTTGAGCTTACGGTAAACCAGCTGAGACTTAGACTTCTCATGGACCACGTAGTAGCCATAGTCACCACGGTCTAGGTTAAGCACGGTGGCCTCAATCAGATCAACTTCTTCTGTTGGCTTATCAGCAATTAGACGCTGCAGATCTGGTGGAATCTCCGCATCTTTCCACTGCATCTGGATGGACTCGCCTTTGATACGCATCTTGCGGTAGACGTTATCCACTTGGCCATTGGCGCCCTCTTCAAAGCTGACCAGGTACTGCGGGACAGGGATAAAGTTAATCGGGTTAACAGCGTCACCCTTTTGGATCAGCATGACAGCTGTGCCGACAGAGAGATCTAGCAAGAACTCACCCATAGCAATGTCAAAGTTAGACTGCTTTAGGACGCTAAACATCTTGTCGCTGTACATATCAAGCATCATCTGCACTTGGCTCTTACGATCCATGGGGATGTCAGTGCCAGGCTCAAGCCTGCACCACTTACGCTGTGGCGGGAAGATGCCAGATTGAAGACGGTTAGCAAAGCGCTGGGTAGAGTTGATGGCAGTAGAGTCAAAGACTCTGGTCATCTTGCGTTTACCGCCAACTTTTCCCTCGTACTCGCCACCATAGAGATTACGCTGGGGCAGGGCAAACTCCATGGCGTCTTCATAGAGACTGCGAAAGTCATCCTTTTTGTTCTGCGCTATTTTGTGTCGCTGCAGAATTTGCTCAACGCTCATTTTTGCCATATTATTCTTTCTTGCTTGCTTGGTATCTTTTCAGAATTGCTCTGCCCTTGGCTGCTAATCGAGCAGCTGCAGCTGCGGTCTTTGGTACTGGCTCACCCCATGCATTGGCAGACAACGCCAGCCTGGTTGGCTCACCCTTCTTATTGACCAATGGACCGCTGGGGTTGGTAAAGAACCGAGTTAAAAAAGATCCCTTGCGTCTAGCGTCTTGCCCTGTTGGGTTAGATGCCTTGACGCCTGCTTGTAGGTTTTTGCTTTCACCAGAGCGCTCAAACTTGCGTCTGCCTGCCTCAGTCAACCCACCTTTAGGATCTTTTAACTTGCTCATTTCTTTTTGGCAGCATTCATGTTGTCAATCAAATTGGGATATGGACGCCCAGCTGCTTTGGCGCTGGCCTTTGCTGATTTCTTATCGCTGGGAGACAACTTCTTTGGCTCACCTAGATTTTTTGGCCGTGCTTGGTTCCAAATCTTTTTGTTCATATTTTTTTCGTAATGATCTGGCATTACATTCCTCCCAGCTTAGAACTTACGCCTAACTCACTGTCTGTACGCTCTGAAGAGAGCAACTGGCGCAAGCCACCGCCACGCCTAGCCTTCATGCCAGCCTGAGTTTTCTTGGCTAGATTAGATTCTTGTGTAGCAAGTTGCTCGTCTTGCTTTTGGATCTGTTCTTTTTGAACTCGGATCTGCTCTTCTGCTGCTGCTGAAGATCCACCGCCACCACCGCCACCAATTAGTCCACCCATATCAACTCCTTGACATCATAAAAAAATCTGCCTCGTCTGGTCCATACTTTTTCATCAAGCCTTCTATCTCGAATCCAATAGCATTTCCCCAACGCACAGCTCGTAAGTCAACGCATCTTACGATTATTTGTAGTCGATGTAAATTCTGCGATATCACTCTGAAATCACGGTAAACAATGGCTGCTCTTGTCAGAGTCTTTGGGTATTTGCGCCCACGTTCCTCTATAAAGCACCACATCTCCTCGACACCCTTCCAGATAGACACCGCACCAAAGCAGGCAACTGGTCTGCCATGCAATATCGCTGTGATAGCGTGGCCATTTCTAGCTTGGTGTTCCAGCATGGTCATCACATCAACAGCTCTGCTGATGGTTTGGAAGTTTTGGGCCTTAATATTCATCACTGCTACGTGGCCAGCTTGGAATGGAACCCAGGTCAGGCCTGGCATGGTGGGTAAATCAGGCAAAGACATCAAAATCATCCGATGCTATGGTTTGGGCAATGAAGACTTTTCCATTTGTGCGGTTAGATCCCCTGGTCAGCTGACGATATTCACCGCCACCAGTGAGTAAGTACCCAAATGCGTCACCCACGTGCGAGTGTTCGTTCTTATTAGGCGTATCTTTGAACCGTTCATGGCCAGCACCGACAGCAATACGCTTAAAGTGATAGCCACCAGAGAGAGACTTACGCAATAACTTGCAGTTTTTGTTGATCAGCAGTCCAGGCTTACCCATCACCATGCGATTCATTGGTGCAGCTGCAGCCTCACGCCTGGCTTTGAAGTCGTTTGTCGCAGTTGGCTCTGCTTTTAACCCCAGTGAGCGCAGATATTCAAACGCAGTAGTTTCATAGATGGCGTCACGCTGCATACCCGCGGGGTCACCCCATATGCGTACCTCATATTTCGGAAACCTAGTCTGCAACTCGGTGAGCAATTGCTGGCCAAAGCGCTCCAGTCCCATGTCAAAGGTGACGATCTCATGCAAAACACGCCACTGGCCACTTGGATGGCGCTGGCCAAAGACAGCTGCAGGGGTCAAACCAAAGTCAAGACCGACTTGGATAGGCAAATTAGGATCTGCCTCCAGCTCGGCAGCCATGATGTTGTCATCGTACTCAGGCCAGACGCTTTGACCGTCCTTTACAAACGTATAAACGCCCTGGGCATAGCAGCGGATCCAGTCTAGATTCTTGCCAGCCAGTTGCTGCATATAGTAGCCAGCGGGTAGGTTGTTTACGTTCTCTGCTTTCTCATTCAGACGCCACCATTTGCCACTTGCGAAAATATGGTCATTGGCCTCTGGGTTTTCTGGCAGATCTTCTTTGGCCACTTCAAGCACACCGCCTGGTTGCTTAAAGAACTTCCACGCATACTTGCCAGTGATCGGCTCTTTCTCAGCGACTCGATGCCACCAGTGGTCATCGTCCATGGGATTGGTATCCATGATGATGCCGTGCCAGGTAGCACCGCCATCACGCTTGGTAGGGTATCGGC